GGAAGAGTGTTTATTGCTGCTGCTGGTAGATCTAAGATGGTTGCCAATATGTTTGCGATGCGAATGATGCATTGTGGATTAAATGTGCAGGTAGTTGGAGAAACCACTACAACTCAGATAACGAGATTTGATTCGCTTCTTCTCGTTTCTGGTTCAGGCGAGACTAAGCAGTTGATCAATTTTGCTGAGAAGGCAAAGTCAGTTCGTTCTGAAGTATTGTTAGTCACAGCAAGTTCAACATCTACTCTTAGGAATATGGCTGATGAGGTTTTTCAGATTGGTCCATCAAGTAGAGTTTTATCTACGAGCAAAAATCTATTACCTCTTGGTAGCAGGTTTGAACTTGCTACTATGATATTCTTCGAGACAGTCATTCTTAATTTTATGGAACAACTGAAGCTCACCGAAGACAATTTGAGAGACTGTCATACTAATTTGGAATAAATAGTATTGTTGGTATGGTCGTATGAAGTAAAGGGAAGGTATTCTGGACGGCGGGGCAGTGCCGCCCTCGTCCACCAAAAGCACACACTGACTGGTATCGACAGTAGTCAAAAGGTCTTTGTGTGCTTTTGATGGGCGAGAAACAGATTCGACAGGGTAAGATACTGATACAGACGACTCGGTAGGCGATGACCGTAAATCAAGCAAAAAATATAAAAGCCAACGATGACTTTTACGGAGATTATGCACTAGCTGCATAATTCTTCTGGGGTTTCGCCAGCTGTCCTTATTATCCAATCAGCTGGCACTTATTTACGGAGTTTGGCGGTAACTTCTCCGACACCAAAAACCGCAACCTATAAGGAGCTATATGCGCATAGACCCACGGTATTCAATTCAGGCAGTGCAACCGACCTATACGGTTCCTAAAGTAGCAGAGACCAAAGTCGCCGAGATGCAGGTGCAACATTTTGCAGCCATCATCAATCCTGACCTTTCCGTATCAATTAAGAATATCATTGATGACTTCTATACGTATGATCATCTGAACGGCAAGATTGTAATTAAGAAGGTAATCTGCCGAATCAACTCCACCACATTCAAACCAATAGATGCGTAGGTGCGTATGAAGTCTTTTCTATCATTCCTAAGATTTATCCTAGAAGTTGTGAAGAATAAATACAAGAGTACATTCACTAACGGAGAAAACAACATGGCTGATACAGAAGCAACCAATCGCTTTGGTAATCTACTGCAAACGATGCAGGATAACCGCTGGAAGATTACGTTAATCAATCTAGGCACATTTGCTCTATTGATTCTTGGTATCCTATTGGCGATTGTAGTTCAAACACCAGTGGCTTCGGAGTGGAAAGAACTCTTGCTTCTTCTACTTGGTGCTTTTATTGGTAACTATAACAAGACAGCAGAATTCTGGTTCTCTAACGAAGACCGCGATAAGCTATTAGTCCAGAAGATGGACGAAGAAGACGATGCTCCAGGCACCGCAAAAGCAGAAGTTGATTTAAAATCTAAAGCAAAGTGAGGATAATATGACTGATAAGAATTACAAAATGAACAAAGTGACTAAGATTATGCTAGCATCTATTCATGATCATGAGTATAGAGGCACGTTTAAAAATCTATTTAAAGAAGCCGAAAGTCATTCCGTTCATGCCAGAAAGAAAATGGCAGTGAAGGGTATGCCGAAGGCGGAAACAGAAGACTAAGGTCCGCTACCACCACCGCCTCCTCCACCGCCGGAGCTACCGCTCTTGCCTGGAGGATGGCTTTCTAACTTACCATTAGCCATACGAATCTTTACGTTCTTGACGGTAATTAGCTTACCAGAACCGTCGCGTACACGAAGCTCTGAGATTAGTTCTTTAAATGATTTTATTTGTATACCGTTGTTGTTACTTTGGCTTGCCCTGTATGATGATCGTAGTCAACGTGATGTGCATGTAGTTCTACATCTGGATGATCTTCTTTTAGGCTAGCAAAGTTAGCTAGATTAGCTTTAGAGTCATCATAGAGATGCACTTTCTTGTAACCGTGTTTCTTAATCAGTGCGCTCAGAACAGCTCGCTTGGCTTCTGGAGGAGACAACCCTAAGTTGCCTGCTCTACGTACGTGAATCTGATTAGCATCAATACCATGCTTACCGAGCTCATTCATGAATGCGTCTTTGTCGTCAAAGTCAGATCTTGCGGTAAGGACTTCAACGTTCTTGTTGTTCTTATGAATGGCTTTAAGCTTACGTAGCATCGGACGGATTGGTGATGCAGTTTGCCCGAACAACTTTGACGAACGAAACTCGCTGAAGTCGTATTTGTGTCCAGGCTGAAGTTTATGATTGTTAAACTCTTGATTAGAAAGAGACTGAACCCTGTTACCGGTCTCATCGTTTACGTGTATACGCAACTTCGACGGATCATAGGTGAACAGGGTTTCGTCCATGTCGAATGAATGGAGCGTCTTAGACTTTGGGTCTCTACGCTCTTCCTCTTCAACAAGATATTTTCTGAAGCCTAGCATGTTAACCCTTCTTGGTAGTTTTCTTTGCTGTTGTGGCTTTCTTAGCGGGAGCTTTAGCTTTCTTCACTGGCACTTCAGGTACAGGCTCTGGCTCTGGTGCTGGTGGAACTACTGGTTCTGGCTTACCGCAGAAGAACTCTTTTATTTTTATAAATAAATAATCTAGTAGGAACATTAACTTTCTCCTATTAACGATTGGCTATATACATAGTGACTTCGAATCCAAAACGAACATCTTCAAAAACAGGTGCTTTCCACATATAAACCTCCTATGAATTGAAAGGCGATTGACATTTTTATCAATCTATAGTATACTTATATAACTACGACATCAACGTTAGAAAAATCTAGCGGTGTTTCGCTCTGCTGCGAAAACGTATGAGGAGCTCTGCCCTCATTGTCCAAACAACAAGAGGAAATCCCTATGGACTACCCAAAACACATTAAAACGCATCTTATACTATCTTGGCTTTCGTTCTCAATACTTACTACTGCCATAGTATATGATCTATCCCTTAAACTAAATGTAATTCAGATTACGGAACTAAAAGAGAAAAAGATAGCTGAGCATGCCGCAAAACACAGTATCCCGGTAAAAGATCCGGCAGATAATCTAGACGAGGAAGACTATAAAGAGATTACTTGCCTTGCACAGAACATGTACTTCGAGGCTCGTAACCAGACTGACGAAGGGTTACTCGCAGTTGGATTTGTAACTTTAAACAGAACCAAAGAAGACAAGTTTTCTAAGACCATCTGCGGAGTCATTCATGAAGCTGAATTCTATCCGAAAAGAAATAAGAAAGGTATTGACATTCCGATAAAGAACAAATGTCAGTTCTCCTGGTATTGTGACGGAAAGAAAGATGTTATCGTCGACACTGATACATGGAACCACGTATATGACCTAGCGTTCCATCTGTATCTGTATCAAGATACAATGAAAGACATTACCGGCGGAGCAACTTATTACAACACCAAAAACATAAAGAGGAAACCAGAAATAGGCGCAATAAAAACAGTCTTGATAAAAGATCATGTATTCTATAAAGTAGAAGGATAACACAATGGAAGAATTGAACATAAAAACGCCCAAGGAGTTTGCTAAAGAAATTGAAGACCTTGTTTGGAAACATGATATTGATTACATTGACGCTGTAGTTTTTTATTGTGAGCAGAACAACCTTGAAATTGAAACGGCAGCATCTTTGATTAAGATGAATGACCATGTAAAAACCATGGTTCAGACTGAAGCTGAAGCACTACATTATCTACCGAAGGTATCAAGATTACCGATATGACTCGATATGAAGCTTATGTCTTATACTGCGCTCTTAAGAGACATTTTACAAGCAATAGCTATGACTTCTTAAAATACAATGGCAAGGTGAAAGTAAATGCAGAAGCTTTTGAGACAAGGAACGACAGGTTTCTTTTTGAAAAGTTGGCTAAACATCCCGACCCCAAGAATCTTATCATATCTAATTTGTTAGTGAACGATAAATTCTGGGTCGGTGATGCTATAGCCGGAGAGAGTGTTTGGGTTGACTGGAAAAGACGAACACAAGCTCTTGGATATAATTTTGAAGAAGACTTGAAAAAGCTATTGACTAATTTAGATGATAACGTTATAATAAAGTCCAGTGATCATCCTTACCTGTTAAAGATGTTCATGAGGAAGAAGGTTTCAATTGAGACTCTGGTGATTCTAGAAGACCTACTGGGATTCTTTAAGCACTGGAATCAGAAGTTGAAAGGCGATATTATGTGGGAAGACATCCATTTGAAATGCGTGAAGTATCGCCCGTTTTTACATTATGAGAGAAAGAAGATGAAGGGGATAGCTCTTAAAGTTTTTGAGCCTGAACCTATGGAAGCATGATAAATAATACATTATTATGTGATTGTGGACACTACAAATATACTTAAACATACTATACATACGGAGAATACATATGGCAGATTTTGCAGCACTCAAACGTTCACGCCAAGATAACCTCACCAAGCTGAACGAACAACTTAACAAGCTAAATCCAACGGTAAAGTCTTCAGGTGATGACCGTTTCTGGTATCCCAACGTCGATAAGACAGGCAATGGTTTCGCTGTGATTCGATTCCTCCCTGCTCCCGCTAATGAAGATGTTCCTTTCATTCGTCTTTGGCAGCACTCTTTCAAGGGACCAATGGGTAAGTGGTACATCGAGAACAGCCTAACTACTATCAACAAGGCAGACCCTGTTAGCGAGTATAACACTCAGCTATGGAACAGCACGACTGACGACAACTCTCCAGCTCGTAAACAGGCTCGAGACCAGAAGCGTAAGCTGACTTACATCGCTAACGTGTACATCGTCAAGGACCCTGCGAATCCCGAGAACGAGGGTCAGGTGAAGCTCTTTAAGTTTGGTAAGAAGATGTTTGACAAACTCAATGAAGCAATGAATCCACGTTTTGAAGATGAGAAGCCACTAAACCCATTTGACCTTTGGGATGGGGCTAACTTCAAGATTAAGATTCGTACCGTCGATAGTTATCGTAACTACGACAAGTCTGAGTTTGCTGACCCTGAGCCGCTCATGAACGATGACGGTGAGCTCGAGTCAATCTGGAAGAAGGAATACTCCCTACAGGAATTCCTTAACGTGTCCAACTTTAAGGACTATGACGTTCTTAAGAAGAAGTTGAATGACGTTCTAGGATTGTCCTCTAAGGCTGTCGAGGAGGAGCTAGAGGACCTCCCACGAGTTGAAGCTCCTAAGCTGAAGGCTAAGGCGCCAAAGCAAGAGGAGGAAGCTCCATGGGCTTCTACGACATCTGAAGATGATGACGACGAGGACCTTTCTTACTTCAAACGTCTGGCGGATGATTAGCCGCTAGTTTAGGGGAGCTTCGGCTCCCCTTTTTTTATGGACGAGAAGCAAACTTCTCTGCACCAGAGAATCCCAATCC